TGTAGACGAGGAAGAAAAGCCAAAGTTCCAAGGTGCTGAGAAGTGCAGACTCGAACTGATTAAAAACCCTGAATATAAGAAAAAACTAGTCGAGGCAATAAACAATTTCTTAGGCATATGAGAGTAGTTGATTTAGATGGAAACGCTTCTGTATGGAAAATCAAAGGCCATATAGTAAAAAACAATGATAGCAGGCCTAGGTCTAAACATCATTTAAAAGCGAGAGCTTTACTAAAAGAAATGTTTCCAACGTGCCAACTGATAGAAGAGGTGAGCATAGCTCCTAGAAAAGGAGAGGTGCTATATCTTGATTTTTATATACCATTACACAGCCTGTGTGTAGAGGTTCATGGAGAACAGCATTATAAGTTCATACCTCACTATCATGGAAATATGATGGGTTTTGCAAAGTCAAAGAAAAGAGACAGAGAAAAAGAAGAGTGGTGTGAATTAAACGGAATTAGGATTGTAGAGCTACCTTTTAGCGAGGAAGAATATGACTGGAGAAACAGAATTAAAGAATCGTAGCGCCGCCTCTGAACAGCTTGAAAAGTGGGACAGAATACTGGATGAATACGAGACATCAATAGGGCTAGTTCCTTTTATAAATGGCTACAGCAATCCAGACGCCATGAAAATGATGCACATGGACAGAGGGCAAATAGAAAAACTAAGCCCTCAAGACTGCGCAGCCTCAGCCCTTATTCTAAATGAGCTTTCATTTCATATTCAAAGGGCATATAATAGAGAAATCGCTAGAGTGAACTGGTCTGAAAGCACAATAAAGTCAGTGGTGGCTAATGAAGTTCAGTCTTACAAAGGTTACTCATATGCCGAGAGGTTGGAGCAAGCAGTAAAAAACAACGAACACGCAATGAAATTAAAAAAGATAAATATCTACGCAAAACAAAGAGCTGACAGACTAAGCTTTTTAGCTTCTAATGTAAACAATAGAGCGGATATTTTTCTAGCAGTACAAAGGTCTAAAAGGATAAATGATGTTTGACAAAAAAACACAAAAAGCGCTTGAAAGTCTAACGCAGGAAGACCTAAAAAAAGTAAGTATGATGATTCAAAAACTTTCTAATAAGTCTGTAAAAAAAAGCAGACAAGCCAGAGAACCTAAGAAGGCAGAGGCACAGGTAGGTATAGCTTCAACAAGACCCTCAAATAAACCCTCAAGAATAAGGAGTGAGCCTGTTCCAACAGGGCCAAGGGAAAACTTATTTGAAAATATGCAGGAGTTTAACGACTTTAAAGAAGATGAAGAGGTAGCTAAGAAGCTTTACACAAAGCCTCCGACTCCGCGTAACAGGAAAACCAATCTGGTGCAGGTCAACTGTATGACATGTGGAAAGGAACAGTCTGTCGCTTCTTCACTAGTGCCCGTAGACAGAACAAGATACATCTGCAATAATTGCCAAGTAAGAGGAGCTAAAGGCTAATGTTTGAAGTTGATTTAAATGACCCTGCTGCTGAAAGAGCAGTCTTGGCTGGAATATGCTCTTATGGGGCTAGTGCTTATTATGATGTCGCAGAGTTTCTGGGTGTCGATACATTTACCATTGACTCGAACCAAATGATATATAAATGTTTAAAGCATGCTCTCGAAGATGACGATACAGTAGATATTGACCTGCCTACGATACTTTCTTCAGCTGCTGAGATTGGCGTATCTTATTTTTTCGACAAAAGGGAAGAGCTAAAGCATCTTGATGCTGTGATTAAGCTCCCTGTAAATCTTGAAAATGTGCGTAAGTTTGGAGCTAAGATAAAAAGGCTAGAAGTCGCTAGGCTTATGGCCACTCAGCTGGAAGAAGCTAGGGACAAGATATCAAATATTAACGGAGATGAGAGCATAAACCACATACTTGGTATTGCCGAGGACGCAATATTCAACTTTGGGTCAATGCTTAATGAAGGAGGTGACAACCCAGAGCTCTTAGGGTCTGGAATTGAAGAGTATGTAAAATACCTAGAAGAAAATCCATGTCAAACGATGGGTATATCGACTGGCTATCCTGTTTATGACCAAGCTATCGGAGGTGGCTTAAGAAGAGGTACAGTTAATATAATTGGAGCTAGACCGAAGACCGGTAAAACACTACTGTCTGACAATATAGGCATGCACATAGCCTCTGAACTTGGCATACCAGTTCTGAATTTAGACACTGAAATGACTGCAGACGACCATAAACACAGAAGTTTAGCAGCATTAAGCGAAGTATCCATCAACGACATAGAAACAGGCCAATTTGCCAGCACCGCAGATAAGAGAGAAAGAGTTTACAAGGCAGCTCAAAAACTAAATGAAATGCCTTATTACCACAGGTCGATAGGCGGTGTGCCTTTTGAAGAGCAACTCTCAATAATCAGAAGGTGGCTAGCTAAGGAAGTTGGGCTAAATGATGACGGGAGCGCTAAAGAGTGTGTGATAATTTATGACTACTTGAAACTAATGTCATCTGACGCAATTTCTAACTCAATGGCTGAGTTCCAAGTTCTTGGCTTTATGATGACTGGACTTCATAACTTTGCTTTAAGGTACAAGGTTCCAATATTATCTTTCATACAACTCAATAGAGACGGCATAACCAGAGAGTCTACAGATGCAGCGAGCGGCTCAGACAGGATTATTTGGCTTTGCAGTAACTTCACCATATTCAAACGAAAGTCAGATGAAGAAATAGCAGAAGACGGAGCCAATAACGGAAATAGAAAGCTAGTTCCTATCGCAGCTAGACACGGAGGAGGCCTAGATGAAGGTGACTATATCAATATGCACATGAAGGGCTGGTGCGGCAAAATAGAAGAAGGCCAAACAGCATCTGAACTTAGGCAGTCTAACCAAAACTCAGAGGAAGGATTTATTGTAGAAGATGAACGAGAAGATGAAATCCCATTCACCTAAAATAGACCCGTTCAAAATAGCTGAAATTGAGTCTCAACTTATCGAAAGAGTAGATGAGATTTTTGAGCACTTTGGATTTGATTATGTGGACAATAGAAATTGCATACTTTCTTGCTGCCCTGTTCACGGAGGAGACAACAATACAGCTCTCAATCTTTACCTTGATGGTCACACTAGGCCGGGACATTGGGTCTGCAATACTAAACAGTGTCAAGAAACATTTAAGCCTACCCTGACCGGTCTTGTAAGAGGCATGCTGTCACACAGTAAGTATGGATGGGAAAACCACGGAGATAAAGTCGCTGGGTTTCAAGAAACTATTCAGTTCATGCTTGAATTTATTGGCTCTGATTATGATAAGATAAAAACGGACAAGCAGTACATAGAAAAAAAGAGATTTCAATCAAAGATAAATAGCTTATACAAAGAAAAAAAACAGTCAAAGATATCAATACCTAGAGTCAAGGTTAGAGAAGGTCTTAAGATACCGGCTGAATATTACATAGATAGAGGCTATAGCCGAGATATACTTGAAAAATACGATGTGGGACTGTGTGTAAGGGCAAATGCTCCAATGGCAGGCAGAGTCGTAGTGCCGATATATGACAATAAACATAAATTTATGATTGCTTGTTCAGGCAGGGTTGTTGACGATAATGTTAAACCTAAGTGGAAACACACGAGCGGATTTGATGCAGACAGAACTCTTTACAATAGCTGGTACGCCAAAGAGCATATAAGAAACTCTGGCGTTGCTATACTAGTTGAAGGGCCGGGAGACGTTTGGAAATTAGAAGAAAATGGAATACATAACTCAGTGGCTATGTTTGGAACAAACCTCAGCGAAGGCCAAAAAGACTTACTTGACATGCTTGGGGCAATGTCTCTAATAGTTATGACTGATAACGATGAGGCAGGCAGGAAGGGAGCCGTGAGTATCATGGAAAAGTGTAAAAAAACATACAGAGTCTTCTTTCCAACCTTTGAAGGCTCAGATGTTGGAGACATAACTTCAGACAGCATAACTTCTGACATCAAACCAATGATAAAAAAGGTTGAAAGGACTGTATTCTAATGACGCAAAAAATACTTTCATTTTCGGGAAGAAAGCAGAGCGGTAAGAACACATGCTGCAATCTACTAATTGGTTTTGAAATGGTCAGCCTTGGTCTTACAAGCCACTTCAAAATAAAAAACGGGCAGCTGTGGGTGAATGACATTTTAGGAGACAATGAAAATAATCAAGGAATATTTGATGTAACAGACAGGAGGCCTGTTATGAAAGAATTTCTTAGTCGGCATTTAGACCCATTTATAAAAATTTATTCATTTGCAGACTTACTAAAAAGAAACATATGCATGGATGTGCTAGGTTTAACTGAATCTCAATGCTATGGAACAGATGAAGAAAAAAATACAGAAACACAAATATCATGGGGAGACATCCCGATTCCCAACAAGCAAGTTAAAGCAAAAAAGCTCACAGCCAGAGAAGTCATGCAGTATGTGGGCACGGATATATTCAGAAAGATGTATCCGAATGTATGGGTCGATGCGACTATTAGG